AATTTATACTAGAACCAGTTCTTCCTATACCAGAAGTTCTTCCTATACCAGCATTTATACCAGCATTTATACCAGCATTTATACCAGCATTTATACCAGAATTATTAGTTCTTCCTATACCAGCATTTATACCAGAATTATTAGTTCTTCCTATATCAGAATTTATGCCAGATGCGGGTTCTGTATTTTCGGGTGCAAATAATTGATAAATATTAACAGAAATATCGTTTAACATGTTGTTTAAAGCGTCAATATTGGATTGTATTTGAATAGCTTGATTTATATATAATCGTAAATGTGTCATTTGTTGTTCATAATTCATATATAAATATTATAAATATATTTAAATATAAATTGTGGAATATATATAATGAAATTGGAAAAATATAAAAACAAAGGATTATCTGGTTTAATAAATTTGGGTAATACATGCTTTTTAAATTCAACTTTACAATTATTATCACATACATATGAATTAAATGAATGTTTAAATAATAAAGATTGTAGAAAAAAAATAAAAGATAATGATGATGCAAAAATTTTAATTGAATGGAATAATTTGCGAAATATGTTGTGGAAAAAAAATGATGTTGTATCTCCAAATGATTTTTTTAATTCAATTAAAAATATTGAAAAAATAAAAGGTGAAATTATTTTTACTCAGCATAAAGAACATGATTTGACAGAATTTTTAATTTTTATCATTAATAGTTTTCATAATGCATTGTCTAGAGATGTTAATATTACGATTGTAGGAAATGTGATTAACGATAAAGATAAAATAGCTATTATTTGTTTTGAAAAAATTAAAAATATGTATGAAAAAAATTATTCTGAGATTATAAAAATCTTTTATGCAATTCAAGTGTCTGAAATTACCTTTATTAATAGTGGAAAAATAAATATAACTCCAGAACCTTATTTCATTGTGAATTTACCTATACCAGAACTGATTTCTGATTCATCTGTTTCTTCATTTGTTTCTTCATCTGTTTCTTCATCTGTTTTAGAACCTTTATCTATATTTGATTGTTTTGATACGTATGTGAATGAAGAAATTATTGATGGTGATAATTCCATTATTGATGAAACAACTGGAGAAAAACATGCGTTTAAAAAAAAATTAATGTTTTGGAGTTTTCCAGATATATTAATAATTAATTTAAATCGTCGTTATCTTAAAAAAAACTATAATATGGTATCATTTCCTTTGGAAAATTTAAACTTGTCTAAATATGTTATTGGATACAATAATGAATCAAGTATATATGATTTATATGGTGTGGGAAATCATATTGGAAACGAATTTACTGGTCATTATACATCATATATAAAAAATGCCAATGGTAATTGGTATAATTATAATGATACTAATGTCATTCCATTGGATGAAAATGATGTTGTGTCAATAAATGCATATTGTTTGTTTTATAGGAAACAATCAAAAGCTAACAAAAGTAATTAGTTATACACAAAATACAAAAATTTATAATAATATTCGACGGTGGACGTTGGCTGACGTCATTGGATAAAGATTTATACTTCGTTATAAAAGTCGACGTCCGGGTGCCGACCCTTTTATGCCGCTTAGAAGTAAAATTGTGACCTAATATGCTTTATTAAATGTATTTGTGGTATAAAATATAAAGGCGCGGGTGCAGACGTCGACTTTATAACGAAGTATAAATATTATATAATTTGACGTCAATTATACGTCGTACTTGTTACTAAAAACAAAATAAGAACAAATTATAAAAGACTTTTTATTTTTGTAAAAGGCAACAACAAAGAACGTTTTAAAGGTAAGTATAATAAATCATTTGTAAAAAAAATATTTTTATTTTATTTAATATAAAATTGCCAATATTTAAAAACATTTATGTGAACTAAACCAAGTTGTCATTTGTGTTTCAAAATTATTTATTACATCTAATTGTGATGAAATCGTTAATTTAGTGTCATTTATTAATCCAAATAAAATCCTTATCAATTATTTAAAAATTATATCTATTTCAATATCTATAATTCTAATCAATGTTAAATATCTTATAACTGTAACATATATATTATTATTAGAATTAATATAATTTAATAATTCCTTATCTTTATCAAATTTATAATTTAGGGTATATTCTATAATATTATCTGTATTTATATCATACAATTCAATTGTATCGTGTTTATTATTATTAAACATTCCAGATATATTAGTTACATTGGATACATCCAATCTAAAAATATTAAATTTTACTACATCTAAACAGTCTGTTGTTATAATTGGTAATATTATTAACTGTTGTATAACAATATCTTCATATTTTTTATCATCAAATAATCCAATACCTATTAACATTATTTTTTGATTACCATGCTTTCCCATAGATGCATATCTTTTTCCAATAATCTTACATGGCATATTACGTATCATTATTACATCTGTTAATTTCAAATCAGTTGCATAACATTCATTCATAATATATGTTATTCAAATATCTTTAATTTGATTTCTACTATTTTCTACTATTTTCTACTATTTTCTACTATTTTCTACTATTTTCTACTATTTCTTCTATTATTTCTTTTGGTTTTCCTATTTCTTCTATTATTTCTTTTGGTTTTCCTATTTCTTCTACTATTTCTTCTATTTCTACTTTTATATCTACCACCGCTTATTGCACACATTCCAGTAATTTCACAATCCATCGGGGCTTGTGCTGTTGGCGCCACAAATGTAACATCATAAGCATCTGGGTCATCTCCAAAAGTAATAAAAAAATTTTGCGCTTTGAACTTGTCAATGGTTTGTTGTGTTAATATGATAGGTTCAGATGGATCAATGACTGTTTTTTTTAATATTAGAAATGCACGTAACATAATTTTATCATATACTGCTTGATTTTGCGAAATGTCATGAAACCATCGCATTTGTGCATCAGACAAACTAAACGCATACAAATTACCATCTGTATCAGCTCGAAAAATGGTAGCATATATATCTTTCATAAGTTCAATTTGACCTTTAGGTGGGGTAACAGTACTAGCGAATAGTTCTCTTAATTCATTTTCAAAGAAATTTCTTGTTTGAATTATTATTGTTTTATAAGTTCCAGTTAAATAATCGTCGTCTTGTGGTAAACTGCCATCGGGTGGCATAATTATAGATGCTCTACCAAAATCAATTAATTTACTGTGAAGATGTGTCATTGTATATTTTCTGGTTTTTGTTGTGTAGATTAATATATTATTTGCATGTAAATCAAAATGTATTACACCTATATAAATATATAATTTAACAATTTGTGCAATTATATTTGCTGCTACATGAACAGAATTTTCCATATTCTTTTGAACATTAATATTTTTAACATTGGCATTATCAGCGGTGTCTAAAAAATCACCAAATGTGCAAGATGGCATAATATTTGGCATTACAATGATGCCAATTCCACTTCTATTTCTATTTTGTGTTGTTAATTCAGTCATTAAATATTGATAAACATCTAAAGTATCTTGTGTTGTGTTTTTACTAATTAAATAATTTAATAATGCGATTCCATTTGTATTATTAAAAAACGCTAAATTCCCAACAGAAGGACAAATTTCTGTACCTCTTCCCATAATAGATTTTTCCCATATATATTGTTGTAATTTAGCTTCTTGAAAAAAACTGTCTTTGGTTTCTGATGCTTTTGATTTAAAATTAAATTTTAATAAATTTTCTTCATTTTGTCTGATGACTGCAAATTTTAAAATAAAACTATTTATTTTTTTTGTAAATTTAGTTCCAGACAAACCAGTATATTCAGAATATATATCAGAAACATTCAATACAATCATAAATCCTTTTAAAGAACTTGCAGTTAATAAAGTCATTGTGGCATTTGGACTTTCCATCATATCTATAATTGGTGTAAACCCAGTTTTTGCTGGATTGTTTAATTTCATGCCGCCATATTGCAATTTTGAATTCATATAATAAAGAGATAAAATATTTTTAATATATATGGGAAATTTATTAAGTTCATTATTTGAAACAACAAATGATTTATTAGCAAATCCAACAGTAATTCTTTTATTAGTAATTATTGTTGTTGTATATATGACAATGTTTATGTCTTTAGGAAATTCCACAAATTATCAAATAAGTAATGCAAGTTCATTTTCTATTTTAAATATTATATTTTTAATATTACTTGTATTATTTATAATTTTAATTTTATCCAATGGATTACAATATTTTTTTAATTTTAACATATTTAATACTTTATTAACTTCATTAAAAAACTTTTTTATTAGTGGTGCAGAAGTTGATATTACTATTAATGAAGCACCTCCCATTCCAGAAATCATGTTAAATAAACAAGTATTTAATATTCCTGGGAATGAATATACATATCCTGACGCAAAAGCACTTTGCACTGCATATGGCGCCCGTCTAGCAACATATAAAGAAGTAGAAGATAGTTATAACAAAGGTGGAGAATGGTGCAATTATGGATGGTCTGATGGACAAATGGCATTATTCCCAACACAACAAAAAACATTTGATGTTTTGCAAACCATTCCTGGTCATGAAAATGATTGTGGACGTCCTGGTGTAAATGGTGGATATATGGAAAATAAAAAAATACGATTTGGTGTAAATTGTTATGGAAATAAACCGAAAATGACTCAAGAAGAAGAAGACTTGATGGAATCATCATCCATATATCCAAAGACATTAAAAGACAAAGCTATGGAACAACGTGTATCATATTGGCAAAGTAAATTAAATGAAATTTTAGTATCTCCATTTAATCAATATAGATGGTCTAAAATATAAAATATAAAAATATAAAATATAATTTATAATTTGTTAAAATATAAAATATAATTTATTATGATGTGAATAATTTATAAAGATAAAAAATGGTGTTATTATGGATGGGTTGATTAAATATTATGGATGGGTTGATTAAATATTATGGATGGGTTGATTAAATATTATGTTGTTAATGATTAAACCGATGCAAGCCCCGATGCAAGCCCCAATAACAAACTCAATGAACTGATATTTTAGACGGTTATCCCAATTATTTATAATTTTTTTTTGTATATAATAAGTTAAATTCGTTTTTAACAATTTATCATCAGCTTCTTTTAATTTCTCAAATAAATCTTTATATTTATTTATTATTGTTTCGTCTACTTCGTCGACTACTTCGTTTACTTTTTCTACTTCGTCGTCTACTTTGTCTACTACTTCGTCTACTACTTCGTCTACTACTTCGTCTACTACTTTGTCTACTACTTTGTCTACTTTGTCTTCGCACCAATTAACAACATCTTCTAATACTTTAGAATGAAACATTACTTCAATCCCAGTATCTGGTAAATATAATTCCCGTTTATTTTTTCTTAGCCAACAAATAAATTGCCTTGTAATGTTAATGGCTATTTGTTTACATTCATCACCATGTATACCATAACATGAATACAATAGAAAAAGCACTGATGTCGTGTTAAAATCATTGAAATAATTATCATTTGTTTCATTTTGCATGTCTTGTAATTGCTTGATTCTTGCTTCATAAGGCATATTTTCTGAACACAGTATACACATTATATAATATATAATATATAATGTATAATGTTTATCTTTAATATATTTACTTTATAATTTAATTTATAAAAGTTATATTATACTCCACATTTTAATGGTTTCTATGTCTATGTCGACGTTTATGATGTTTAGCGCTATGTTTTTTGGGATATGCTTTTAATAAACCAAATAAAGACAAAGGCACAATTGCTTGTGAAATAAAATTGCCACCCTTTTTACCCTTTTTATAGGTATGTTTATGTTTTCTTCTTCCGCCTTTCATTGTAGAGTTTTTAACTGCAACAATGTCATTACTTTGGTCAGTGGTTGTATTATCTCCAGGTGTAAGACGAAATGTGTTGTTAAATTGTGTGTTGCCAGAACCAACTGTTTTCAACATCCAATCCCATGCAGACGGGATATATCCACTACCAGCTTTTTGTGTTTTTTTGCGCATTATATATTTATAAAAGAAAATAAAAGATATTACACTTTTGTTTTCTTTTTACTTTAACTTTATTAACTTTTTATTAACTTTTTATTAACTTTATTAACTTTTACTTTATACTTTTACTTTATACTTTTTACTCTTTTTTATTTTTAAAAAAGTTGTTTAACAGAGTGATTAATATTGATAAAATGGTAAAAATTAATATAAATATTAGAAACACAAGACATATAATGATATAAATATATGGATAAATTTCCGATAAAATTATATCGATTACTGGAGAAAATAATATTTTAATTTCATCTCTAACAACTTGTGTTTTTAAAATGTCTAAACATTGTTTTATTAAAGAATCTTTCATAAATTATATATGTTTTTTTAATCATAAATTTATCTTTATTTTAAATAATGAACAATGTCTCAGTAATAGAACCTACGATTGATTATGATTTTTCTAAATTATATTTATGTCCTCCTTCTTTATTAAGTGGTGGTTCAGGTGCATATTTTACTAAAATTATGCATAATACAAATAAACCATTATTTATTCAAACGCCAAAGTGTTTAACAAAACAAGGATTTGTAAAAACAAATAAAAAAATGTGGTGTGATTTAATGTTTAATAACAATGATACAGTATTTATAGATTGGATTGAAAAATTGGAATCCACATGTCAAGAGCTTATTTTTAATAAAGGAAAAAGTTGGTTTGAAACTGTCTTGGAAAAAGATGATATTGAATCCGCATTCACATCTATATTTAAATTATTTAAATCGGGTAAATATTATTTACTTAGAGTTAATGTGAATCAAAATATTAAAATTTATGATGAATTAAATAATATTATAAATATTGAAAATGTTTCTTTAGATGAAAAAAATATAATATCTATTTTAGAAATACAAGGAATCAAATTTAGTTCAAGAAACTTTCAAATTGAAATAGAGCTTAAACAAGCAATGGTTGTAAGTAAAGACCCATTTTTAAATAATTGTTTTATAAAACATGCAATAAAAGAAAAAGAAAAAGAAAAAGTAAAAGATTTGGAAAAATATTTGGAAAAAGAAGATTTGGAAAAAGAAGATTTGGAAAAAGAAGGAATTGATTTAGTAATCGATGATTTAGTAATCGATGATTTAGTAAATGAATCATTAAAAGATTTAGAAGATAAAGAAAAAGTATATAAAGACAAAGATTTTGATAAAGTCAACGTTTTAGAAGATGAATTAGAAAAAGTGGATATAAAAAAAGTAGATAAAGAAAAAGTAGATAAAGAAAAAGTAGATAAAGAAAAAGTAGATAAAGAAAAAGTAGATAAAGAAAAAGTAGATAAAGAAAAAGTAGAAGATAAAGAAAAAGTGGAAGATGAATTAAAAGAAGTTGATTTATTTGATTTATCATATAATATAGAAAATTTAGAAACAATGAGTTTAAAAAATCCAAAAGAAGTATATTATGAAATATACGAACAAGCAAGACAAAGAGCAAAAAATATGAAACAAGAAGCTATTTTAGCATTTATTGAAATGCAAAATATAAAAAATTTATATATGTTGGATATTAATGATAATGATGAATTTAAAGAATTTGCAAATATTATTTAAAAAGTAATTAAATTAATAATTTGAAAAATATTTTATCGCTAAATTTATATAATGAGTATTTCTATTAAAAAACTCTGGAATGAATATGGTATTGTTGGTCTTATAATTTTATGTGGGGTGTTATATGGATTATATATTTTGTATAAAAATTTAAAGTCCAAGGGTTCCATTGGTGGAGAAATGATGTCACAAAATAGAAACAAAGTATATAATAATTCAAGCGATTTACCCGAACCTGCACAAGAAGATAATAATGAAGTATATTCATCCATAAATCCTGGGTCACAAGGTTTAGGAATATCTAGTTCTTCTTCATGTAAATCATCTAATCAAAATCCCGCTGATTTATTACCAAAGGATAACAACAGTCAATGGGCACAATTAAATCCAGCTGGTAAAGGTGATTTGGCAAATATTAATTTATTAAAAGCTGGGTATCATATAGGAATAGATACAGTTGGGCAAACCTTGCGAAATGCTAATTTACAAATTCGTTCTGAGCCTCCAAATCCACAAATAAATGTGGGACCATGGAATCAATCAACGATTGAAAGTGATTTCATGAGACCTCCACTTGAAATTGGACAAGGAACACAATAAATTTTTTAAATAAATTCTTTAAAACCCTTTTATTCAATATCGCTGTCATTATTTTCGATATCAACTGCATTTTCCGATATATATTTATCTAAATATCTATATATACGATTAATATCTAATTTGGTTATGTTATAATTTTCAAACATTTCAATGATTTCATTATCAGTGTTTGTTTGTTTAATAAATAAAAAAAATGCAAACATGTCTGTTTTATCCATTAATAATTCTTGACATAAATTTTGTATAAAGATAGAATTGTTATATTCGGTAGAATATTTCGTTAATACTTTGGTAAAACGAACTTCTTGTGGATTAAATTTTATTTTTTTAAAACAAGCATTGTGATATTCTTTATTATTTTTAAATGTTTTTATTAATGAACTCATTTCATTAAATTGCCAAATTTGTTTTTGAAATGTGATTCTATCAATATAATCTGCAAAACACATGTTATCTAATATTTTTAGATAAAATGGAATTGTTTTATTTTTCTCGATTTTTTCTAATACATCAATGATATTTTCGTGCCATAATAATCCAACAATGGTTCTATCAGTTTCATTCATCATAGTTAAATGATTGTTAAATGTATAATCATTATTGATGAGTTTTTTGGTGATTTGTTTGGTGTTGTCATTATATGATTTAGTTAATAAAATATTTGTAAAACATGTATCACTTGTATCACTTGTTAAAATGGTATGATCATTTTGATAAAAATCACAAATTATTTTTAATTTTCTTAAATCTCCTTGTATAAAAGAAATGATATGTTCTTTCATTTTATCAGCTAATGTTACATATTGTGGAATTAAATGATTTATAATAATATTCATTTGGTCAGGTGTTGCCGTTTTTAATTCAACTACATGACATACTTTCATGAGTTCTTTGATTTTTTTATCAATATAATAATTGCCAATACATATTATTATATTTAATGTTGTTTCTTCAACACGTTGTTTTTTTGTTTTTTTAGGACGAATGATTTTTATCAAAGAATTAATTCCTCCTTTATCACCATTATTCATTCCATCAATTTCATCCATAATAATCGCGATTTTTTTAACTTGTTTATGCATCATACTAATAATATTTCTATCTGACATGTTATGTTTTGTAATTGTATCTATGATTGATTTGTTTCTAATATCTCCAGCATCATAAACAATGACATCATAGTTAAATTCTTTTAATATATTTGTAATAAATGTTGTTTTTCCAGAACCCGGAGTGCCATAAATATATATACCACGTTTAATTAGTAAATTAGATTTATTCTTTTCAAAGTCAATTAATATATTTTTGATTTTATTAACATCATTTTCACGATTTAATATATGATTTATGTCTAATGCATCAATATTCATATATGATAATAAATATTATTTTTATGTTATTATAACTTTCAAACTTTATATAAAATAAAATATTAAAACATCATAAGTATTTAAAGATTTGCGTTTAAATACTTATAATGTCAATTAAAGAAGGCAATGTATTAACTATAAAAACAGTTCAAATTGCGCCATTTAGAACATTAATGACTGCATTAAAAGATATTTTATTGGAAACAAATATAACTTTTCAACCAGATGGTATGAGAATTATTAATATGGACAAATCACATACTATTTTAGTACATTTGTATTTACCTTCTGCTAATTTTGAATTTTATGAATGTAATGTTCCAAAAATAATTATTGGTGTAAACATGTTTCATTTATTTAAGTTAATCAATTCCATTGATAATGATGATACTTTAACAATTTATATAGAAAACAACGATTATATGGATGGAATTGTGTCCCAATTAGCACTTAAATTTGAAAATGGTGATATTAAACAATGCAAAACACAAAAGTTGAAACTCATTGACCCAGAACAAGATGAATTAGTGTTTCCCGAAGTTGTATTTTCGTCAATTATTAATTTACCTTCTGTGGATTTTCAAAAAATTATTAGAGACACGTCTTGTTTATCTGATAAAATAGAAATCAAATCAGTTGGTAATGAATTAATATTCAAATGCCAAGGACAATTTGCATCTGTTGAAATACGACGCACGGAATCAGACGGATCCATGGAGTTTATATTAAAACAAGATTCATGTAAAGTAATACAAGGTGAATTTTCTTTAAAAAATTTAACTTATTTTATTAAATGCACAAATTTATGTCCACAAATAGAAGTATATTTAGAAAATGATTTACCATTAGTAGTAAAATATAATGTAGCTTCACTTGGCGCAATCAAATTATGTTTAGTACCATTACCTAATATGTAGCCACTTTTTAAAGTATTCATATTTTTATAAGATTAAATATTATTGTTACAAAGTAATAAATTTTGTTATCCAAGTTGTTAAAGCAAATAAAATGCCACCCCATAAAGTATCAATGATTACTGTTATCCATGACCATTTAGTAAAAATAGATAAATTAGTTGTTTCATATACTCCATAAATAATGATTCCTAATAAAAATGCGTTAAAAACGGTTTTATCACTTTTAGATTGAATAATAAAATAATTTAATCCTATAATAATAAATAAATAACATATAATCATTGAAAATATATTCACTTGTAAAGGTGTCTTTTGAACAGCTTGTACTTGTTTTGAAAAATATCCTTTTAACAAACTAAGATATATACTATCAATTATTATTAAAATAATTGCAGAAGAAAATAAATATGAATAGTTTAACATAATATAATCAACTTTTAAAAAATGGACCAAATAAAAAAATGAAACTAAATAAAAATGAAACAAATAAAAAAAGTAAAATTACTTTAATATTATTTTATTATGATATGTTTTGTATCTTCTTCATCAAATAACATATTATATCTATATCTATTACTTTAATATTATTTATATTATATTTACTCCTAATGATGCCAATTGCTCCACTTTGTGGTAAAAGTGGAAAAAATGAAATATTATTATTAATAATAATATACAAATACAAAGCAAATACAAATGCAAATAAACAAGTATATCATTAGCATTTTCAGTAAAATATTACCAAAGCCAATTCCAAAATTGATTAAAACAAGATGGGATATAAACTGCAGTGAAGCCCAAATAAATAAAAAAATAGATTTCTCAAACGAAGATCATTGTGGTCCTTGTGGTTCTTCTTCCTTACCATTACCAAAAGAAACAATGACACAAAATCACATTCGAGCATTAGAAAAGTGGAGCAAAAACATTTAAGAAAACTGGATATAATCATCTAAATTTATATTATTTGCCAACAAAGACATAATTATTCTTTGTATAATAGAATGTGGACATTGTTTTGCGTTTAAATCATTTTCATCTGTTGTGCAATTTTCAATGGTTGATATACGATTATTCTTTCTTTTAACAAAAGGATGATTAATTGTGGCTGCATTTATATCTTTTGTATTGCATAAATGTCGTATTTGTAAATCAATAGGTGCGGATAATGTTTCGCATAATTTTAATAATTTTTTTGCACCTTGTAAAGAAATTATATACCCTTGTGTTCCATACCCATCAAATGTATTTGTATTTGTATTCGTTCTCATTTCTTCATTTACAAATAATAAATCTAATTTTTTGTTCAAGACCATATTTTGAAAATCGTGTCTTAAAAAATGAATACCATCTTCTAATATTAAACAACTATTCAACTCATTATCAACAACATATTTCCAACAATTGTAGTGAGAATCATAACATCCCAATTCTCCAATAAATGCATTTTTGTTACTACGAAAACCATTTCCTGATAAATTTATACGATTTGTTTTAATATATTCATTTAATACGTTGGTTTTATTAAAATAATTTGTGCCTGATATTTTATGCCATTTTTTACCACTTTTTTCCCATTCGTTCCTAAATGACGCCAAATTATCCCATAAATCAGTTCTATGTTCAACATTAATTATTACAAAATCTATAAATATTTTTATATTGTTTTTATATGAAAAAATAATATAAATAAAATATTTCTTACAAAATTAAATCTAAACTAATTATATAATTTTTAATGTTATTGCCTCCACAATAACATTGTGATTTTACTTTTTTTTCTTTTACTTTTATAATATTAAATATTAAATATAAATATAATTATAATTTAAAGATATTAAATTATAAACATTATGTCACTCAATGTTAATATGACGACTAAATTTAACGATTATTTTATGGAATTTGTGAATTATATTCAAAAAAATTTTCCAGAAAATCCCGATGTATTAACGGCAAAAAATTTAATTATTACTGTTAGAAAAACTAATCCAAAGTTGTTGGTTAAATTTTGGGTAAATTATATTGCAACCCCATATCAAAAATTTATTGATGATGGAGATATTAACTTTTTTATTTGTAAAGATTATTTGGTTGATTTAAAAACAGTGGATAATTCTAACAAAATCATTGAATCTATTAACAAACTTAGAGAACCAGTTAGAAATATGTCTAGTAAAGATCAAGCACAAATAATGACATATATTCAAAATTTATGTAAATTATCAAAATTAGTAAATTATCAAAATTAGTATAAAATTATTTTAACACATATTCATTTGTATCTTTTTTAAATATAGCAGGATTATAAGATAATATATCCCAATTAATTTTATTTATATTTGCTTCTAAAATTGCTATAGCTTCTGGTGCAGGATTACTAGATAACCAACACCAATTAATTTTCTTTGAATCTGGATTCGCTTCTTTAATATTATTTATTTATCATTTTTTTAAATAAATAATAAAATACTTGAATTAATTTTTCTGGATAATCCATTTAAAATTGATTTATTAAACAAATCTAAACACATCATAATATTATAATACAATACAATCAAATAAAATGCAATCAAATAAAATGCAATCAAATAAAATTCACTCAAATTCAACTTCTATTTGGCCACAAAATTTAAATACATATTTGGGCAATAAAGGTTATACTATTCTTAAAAAAGAATTACCTATTACTTTACAAATAACATTGAAAGAATTACTTACCGTAAAACCATATATACAAGGAACTCCATTTCAAACACAAAAATCCTTTCCTGCTTATCGCGAATCAGATAATAAAATATATATACCAAGATATTTTGGCGAAGATATATTTGGTAAAGCAAAAAATATTAAAATCACTGATGGAGATGATATTCATTTAGAATTTAATGGAACATTAAGAGATGCACAAGTACCAGTTGTAAATACATATTTACAACATGTTAATAAAAATGTTAAAAAAAGTGGTGAAAGTGATACAAGCGAAAGCGAAAACGATAAAAGTGATACAAGCGAAAGCGAAAGCGATAAAAGTGAAAGCGATAAAAGCGAAAACGATAAAAGCGGAGGTAGTGGTTTAGTTGAATTACCTTGTGGATTTGGAAAGTGTCTTGGAAAAGGAACAAAAGTATTATTATATAATGGTTGTATTGAAAATGTTGAAAATATTAAAGTAGGAGATTTGCTTATGGGAGATGATTCTACTCCAAGAAAAGTGTTATCTTTAGCCAAGGGTAAAGAACAAATGTACAAAATATATTCAAATGATTCAAATGATTTTGAATCTGAATATTTTATATGTAACGAAAGCCATATTTTATCTTTAATATATAATGAACAAAATATTAATATTTCGGTAAAAGATTATTTAACACTTGACTCAACATATACTAATAATTTATATGCATATAGAGTTCCAATACATTTCCCTACATTACCTATTCATATTCATCCATATCTAATTGGATACAACATCCAAATAAATGGTTACATTCCCTATGAATATAAATGCAATAATCAGTTTATTCGTTTACAAGTTTTACAAGGAATTATTGATGCAAATACTTGTATAAATGAATATTGTATAAATGAATATTGTATAAATGAATATTGTATAAATGAATATTGTAAAAATGAATATTGTATAAATGAATATTGTATAAATGAATATTATAAAATAAATATAAAAAATACAAATATAATTGATGATATCTTATATTTATCAAGAAGTTTAGGTTTTAAAACTTTTAAAAGTAAAAATAGTGAAAGTATAATTATTTATAAAAATAAAAGTAATCAAAATAATCAAAATAAAAGTAATCAAAATAATAATAATAATAATCAATTATATAAAATTAAAGTAGAACAACAATCCATTGATGATTATTATGGATTTGTAATTGATGGTAATCATTTATTTGTATTAGGCGATTTTACAGTGACACATAATACATCAATAGGATTATATTTGATTAGTTGTTTAAAAACGAAAACATTGGTTATTATTCACAAAGAGTTTTTAATGAATCAATGGATTGAAAGAATCCAAGAATTTTTACCCAATGCAAGAATAGGTAAAATACAAGGGCAAATTATTGATATAGATAATAAAGATATTGTTTTAGTCATGTTACAAAGTCTTTCTATGAAAGATTATCCGGCATCATTATTTGATAGTTTTGGTTTCACAATCATTGATGAAGTACATCACATATCATCAGAAGTGTTTTCATGTGCATTGTTTAAACTAGTTACCAAATATATGATTGGACTTAGTGCAACAATGAACCGAAAAGATGGAACCACTAAAATATTTAAAATGTTTTTGGGTAATATTATTTATAAACAAGAACGTTCAAAAGATGATAATGTGATTGTTAGAGGTATTACATTTAAAACAAGTGATGAAGAGTTTAATAATATTGAATTGGATTTTAGAGGTCAAATTGCGGCATCTAAAATGTTGAGCAAAATATGCACATATAATCGTCGTTCTGATTTTATTATTAATGTTTTAAAAGATATGATAATAGAAAATCCCAAACAACAAATTATGATGATTGCATCATATAAAAACATTTTGTCATATATGTTTGATGCTATTAATTATCATAATATTTGCAGTGTTGGGTATTATGTGGGAGGTATGAAAGAAGCTTCTTTAAAAAACAGTGAATCAAAACAAGTTGTCTTGGCAACATATAGTATGGCATCAGAAGGATTAGATATTAAATCATTATCAACATTAATCATGATTACACCAATGACAAATATTGAACAAACCGTTGGCAGAATTTTACGTCAAAAACATGATTTTCAACCAATTGTTGTTGATATTATTGATTGCCATGATAATTTTCAAAGACAATGGAACAAAAGAAAACAATTTTACAAAAGTCAAAATTACAAAATTATTCAAACCAACAGTTTATCATATAATACTGATTATAAAACATGGAAAACGATTTATGAACCAAATACAAATAAAAATAATACAAATAATACAAATACAAATATAAATATAAATACAAATATAAATACGAATAAAAATAATACAAATAAATTTAAAAACATACATGCGTCATCTAATAAAAGTATTACAGACGATTCTGATACAGAAGCAGATGCAGATGCAGATGCAGAAATAGAATCTAATCCCTTTTCTGGTAAATGTTTGTTGACTTTTAAAAAATAAAATAAAAAAAATAAAATAAAATTATTTAGAATATTCATTTAAAAGTAACATAAAAGATATTATATGACATCTCATGATCAAATAAAAAAAGATCAAATAAAAAAAGAAATTCCCACTTTTATATTTATAGATGGTAGTTATTATTGTTTTTATCGTTATTATTCTTTGGTAACATGGTGGAATAATAAATATCCAGAACAAAAGGATGAAATAACAAATCCTGAATTTATAGAAAAATTCAAAGAATTATTTGTAAAAAATATCCAACAATTGCCAAATAAATTAAAAATTAATAAAAAAATCAAACCAATAATTTTTGTTGCAAAAGATTGTAAAAGAGAGAATATTTGGCGCAACAGTTTATATTCAAAATATAAATCAACTCGTATAAATAATATTGATAGTAAAGAGTTTTTTAAATTGGCGTATCAAGGAACTTTATTTTTGCAAGGTGGTGCAAAACAAATATTACAACACGACAAATTAGAAGGTGATGATTGTATTGCAATAACAGTGAATTATTTATTAAATAAATATCCGTTGTGTAATATATATATTATAACATCAGATAAAGATTTTCTACAATTAGAAAGAGAAAATGTGCATATATATAATTTAATGTTTAAAAAAATTACAGACAACAAATCATCAAATGGAAATGCACAATGTGATTTGTTTTGTAAAATTTTAATGGGTGATAAAAGTGATAATATACCTTCAGTATTTCCCAAATGTGGTCCCAAAACGGCATTGAAATTTTTCAATAATAAAGAGTTATTAACAAAAAAATTAAATGAATCGGCATTGTATTTTCAACAGTATGAATTAAACACTAAAATAATAGATTTTAATTATATTCCCACAGAATTAGTTGAAGAATTTATAACAAGTTTATAATAAATTTAAAGAAAAAATTAAAAAAAGAAAAGATAAGATTACATTACAAATAATGCCATTCACAAGGATTGTATCCATACTCAAGGAACGCATAAATTGACAGTTCAATCACAAGGACCGCACAAACTGTAAATTTAATCATAAGAATCATAACTCGTAACATCGCATCTCCTGCTGATTGTCGCTTTTGAAATGCAACAAATGCGTCACCATAGTCTTCTTCAAATTGAGCTTGAAAGTCTTCTTCCACATCTTCTTCCAAGTCTTCTTCCAATTCCAAGACCAAGTCCAAGTCTTCAAAAAAAACATCATCTACTGTAAAATCAGAGATGAAACTCGTGCGAATAAAATTCGTGCGGATAAAACCAGTGCTTAAAATCAGTATGTCTTTGTTGTATGTCATTCTTCTCTTCTCTTCTCTTCTCTTTATAAAATATATAAAAAATAAATCACTTTTTTATTTTTTGTATACAAAAAATAATTACTAAAAAATAAAATTTTACGGCAGTATGCTTATTAAATGTGTATCAAATGCTTAGCAAATGCTTATAATATGTGTAACAAATGTTTATAAAATGCTTAGCAAATGCTTATAATAAAACTTATATTTTACATTTTACACTTTTTACTGACTTTTGCTTTAACTTTATTTGATATTCCTGTTTTTGCATATTCACGTTGTTCTTTAAATATTTTATATTCTTGCTCAAGTAATTCTAATTCTGTAATCCACATTTGTTCAATAGTTGTATTTTTTATTTTATTTAGTTCAAGTTGTTTATTTTCATATTCTTTTAATAACTTGCCAACCTTTTCATCAGATACAGAATCCATTGGCATTTGCACTAAATATTTAAATTCTTCATCTTCATCATCAATAATATCATAATTTTTATTAACAAGCATACTAATAATTTCATCCTTTTTCTTTTTTCTTAAATCAATTGTATCATTTAATATTTCTTGAATATATCTGGCTTTATTATGTGCAATCACCAATTGTTTTTCCAAACATGCAATCATATTCCGTTTTCTTATCATATAATATTCTAATCGCACAACATAATAATCATCAATAATTTCAGCAACACTATTATATTTTGTCAGTTTGTCATTGTGATTAAATAAATTCATATTTGTTGTTGTTCCACTTGTCACTAATTTCAATGTTTTTTCTAATCCATTACAATTCTCTGCTGTAATAGACTCAAGTTCATTGACCTTTCCTTGTGTAAAGGTGATGATAAATTCCACTGTAACATCCGTATAATTTTCCAAAAAGTCTTTTATTATTGGTGTTATTCTTTTACCTTCACTATCTTTATCATTTTGTAATTCTATTAATAATTCTTTAAAGTTATATGTCCAATGCCCAATAGGCAATTCATATACACGAATTTTATCTGCACTTATTTTCTCATATTTACCTTTAAATAAATATTTTGTATCACTTATTTGTATAGTATCCCCAATAAACCCATCATAATATGGATAAAACTTTATATCATTATTTTCATTCTTTAATTTATTCTTCAAATATGTTATAATATCTATAGGATTATAACACATTATATTTGTGCTAAATCCAGTACCAATACCTTTGGTTCCATTGACTAAAATCATTGGAATAATTGGCACATAAAATTGTGGTTCAACTGATTTACCATCATCATCCAAATAATTTAATATATAATCATCTTGTTCTGGATAAATTAATCGTGTAATATTTTCAAGACGTGTATATATATATCTTGGACTCGCCGAATCTTGACCTCCAGTAATTCTTGAACCAAATTGACCCGAAGGATATAATAGATTTATATTGTTGGAACCCATAAAATTTTGCGCCATCCCAACAATCGCTTTATTTAAACTATCTTCTCCATGATGATATCCAGATTGCTCAGATACATATCCAGTAAATTGCGCAACTTTTATTTCTGTAGTTAAATTTTTCTTAAACGCACAATATAATATTTTTCGTAAGCTGATTTTCAGTCCATCAATTAGATTTGGAATACTTCTATCACAATCATATATAGAGAATTTAATAAATTCTTTATTAACAAATTCTTCATATGTAATCATAGGTTTTCTCGTGTCAAGAAAACTATTTCTATCATAAGTATTTTCTAACCAATATTTTCTATCATCGGCTCGTTTTTTATTAAACACCATATCAATGGCATCATCACTTGTTTGACCAGTATGTATAAAACCAATATATTTTTTTTCTTTAAAATATTCTCTAAAATCATTTTTTTGAGATGTGCCCAAACCTTTAAAATATTTTATCGTCCATTTTTTGTTATTGGTAACCGTATTTTTCCATTCATTATATTCTCCAATATTATAAAAGGGTATTGTTGTTTTACCCAACGTTGCTTTTAATAAAGGCGTATTCATAAAACTAATAAACCCTGGTATTTTTGTTAATGACGACCATTCACTTTGAAATAAATTAATAAACAATCCTTTGATATGTGAACCATCCAAATCTTGGTCAACCATAAGAACTATTTTTGAATATCTTAAACACTTGTGAACATCATCAATTGTATGATATTCTTTACCATTTTCTAATCCCAATATTTTTTTAATATCATTAATTTCTTTGTTTTCATTGATTTTTTTAATGGTTTCACCTCTTGTATTCATTAATTTACCTTTGCAAGGATAAACACCGATATAATTATTATCTTCTGATGTTAAACCAGAACGAATACCCGTTTTTGCCGAGTCTCCTTCACAAAATATAATAATACAATCTTTGGATTTTTCTGTGCCTGCCCAATTGGCATCATCCAGTTTAGGAATACAGCGAATATGTTTGGTTTTCATTCCATCGGATTTTTTGGCAACCTTTTGTTCTTTGACTTCAGTGATTGCACATGCTACATCCATTAGTCCCATTTTCGCTAATTTTTCGATAAATTTATCACTGACATCACATTTTGAACCAAATTTAACCATGGGAGTGTTCATAAAATCTTTGGTTTGACTATCAAAAGAGGGATTTTCAATATCACATCTTAAAAATAAAATGAGTTGTTCTTTAATTGTATTGGGATGAACTTTTATTTTTTTCTTTTTTTCAATATACTCGGATAATTTTCTTATAATTTGATTCAATATATATTCCACATGTTTACCACCTTTAGATGTATAAATACCATTTACAAATGATATTTGCACAAATTCATTGGATAAAGACAATGCAACTGTATATTCCCAACGTTCATTTGGCGATTCATACGCACGGGGAGATGTTGATTTATCTCCAATATATAAATTAATATAGTTTTCAAAATTCTTTACTGGAATAATTTGTGAATTATATTTTACTTTAATAGTTTTGTCAGTAATCGCCGAAATATCATACACTCTTTTTTTAAGTAGATTTATCATATCTGGGGATAAATTATGAATACCTAATCTTTGATAATCTGGTTTAAATATGATTTTCGTATATGGTTTGGTTTTGTTTTTAGTAATTTTTGGCTCACAAATAATGTCTAAATTATCTTTAAATTCTTGTGTATATTTTAATCCACGAATATGATCAACGGTTTCAATATATCCATAGGATGACCATATTAACACTAATTTAAATCCAAACCCATTTTTACCACCAACAATTTTTTTTTCATCTTTATTATAATTTGTTGAAGTTCTTAAATGTCCAAAAATTAATTCTGGTACCCAAGTATCATATTGTGGATGTTTAACAACATCAATTCCATTTCCATCATTTGTCATTGTAATAATTCCATCGTCTGATATTGAAATATTAATATATGATACTGGTAATGAATTTTCAACATTTGATTCTATTTTAGATTGCATTCTAATCACATGATCTCTGCAATTAACTATTCCTTCATCAAATAATTTAAATAATCCTGGAATATAACTAATATTTTTTTTTATAATTGTGTCTGAATCATCTTTCATAATCCACATGTCGGTATCAACAATTTCTACAGAACCAATATATGTATCTGGATTATCAAGAATATGTTGTTTATCCGTTTTTTGCTGGACATCGAAATATAATTGTTCTGATTGTTTAGATTCATTCATAGATTATCTCTTAATATGTATCTAAACTATTTTTAGATATATATTTCATTTTTTTATATATTGGTTTTTACAACAGTTTACAACCATTTACATTATTTAATGTTTTCTGCTTCTACTACTTTTTCTACTTCTACTTTTTCTACTTCTACTTTTTCTGCTTCTACTTCTTCTACTTTTTCTACTTCTACTTCTACTTTTTCTGCTTTTTCGGCTTCTTTTTCTTTTACCACCAGTAATAACAACATCATCTTCATCCTCATCTTCCTCTTCATCTGATAAATCTGAAACATCGTCATCTTTTGTTTCTTCATATCCATCTTCTTTTTCTTCTCCTTTTTCTTCACCTTCTTTTTCTTCATCATATCCGTCAGGTTCCTCCATACCACCACTCATTCCACATTTTGTTCCTCCTTTCATTACTCCTTTCATCCAATTTTCGCCTTTATCCTTGCGTTTTTTTGCAATCATAATAGCTTCTTTATAACTAACTTTGTTACCTTTTTTGTTTTCCTCGCTACGAACCTTTTTAACAAATGTTAGCCATGCCTTAAGACTTTTATTTAATGTTTTTTTTACCATTTATATAATATTAAAATATAATATTTAAAAATAAAATAATATTTGATATATGGAACATAATTATAAATATTCTTTTGAAGAAAAAGCAAATATAAATATAACATGGGAAGATATTTATACTAATTATACGAGTACAAATAATAATACTAATACTAATACAAATATATATGTTGTATATATTTTATGTTATCATATTGAAAAACAATCTAAATATCCATTTCTTCAATTTATGATGAATAAAATTCCAACTTTGGATGATGTATTTAATGAACAATTTATATTACCTTATAAATTACTTCGGGGAAATTATGATGAACACGACATTAAAACAACCATGTTAGCTGAAATCAAAAATAGATTAAATAATATTTGTTGCAAAGGTGATAGTGTAACCGACGAAATGTATAAAGGTGTAATATATGGTAGTGATAATGTAACACCCTTTGTATTAATAAATATATCAGATATAGATATTTATGGATTACATTTATCTGTAAATACACCAACATGGTTTGCATTAACTAGTGAAATAATTAATACACGTTCAATATGTGATATAATAATAGACCCAGAAATTACAGAATTGTTTATTCATTATCCTAATATTGGATTGGTCACAAATTTGGATACAAACACGGAATATATTATTCCTGACCCAGTATATACAAGTGACAAATTTTCATCAGTAGAATTTAAATCTGTCTTTGGTAATCTTAAAACAAAGGCATATAATAGTTGCCGTGAGTTTTATTATTTTTATAGAACTTTTGAAGACGTTTTTAAAAGTAATATTTTAAAAGATAAAAAAAATTTAAAAGATAACAATTTAAAAGATAACAAAAATTTAAAAAATGGAATTAATAGATATGCATTATTTATGGAAGGTAAATTATATATGGAAGAATTAAATGAATTTTCATTATCTGATAATATTATTGATGAATTTTATAATGAACCTTGTATAATTATATGTTATATGAATTTAAATAAAAAATTAAATCCAGATATTTTAGTAAAAAGCAATTATAGTTCAGTATGTATTTCTTATCATAAGATAGATAAAACATGTGAAACCAAAATATTATAAGTTTTCTTTTATTTTAGTTTTCTTTTATTTTAGTTTTCTTTTATTTTAGTTTTCTTTTGTTTTATTTTATTTAGTTTTCGTTTACTTTTTCTACTTTTTCTACTTTTACTTTTTCTTTTTCTACTTTTTTTACTTCTTTTACCACCTTTTGGACGAGTATTGGGTCCACCAGGTCCATAATCTAACGGGTCATAATCTAACTGGTCATCTGAAAGTGGATTTCCATTTTTATCTTCATCCATATTATAACATAATAAAAAATAAATGAAAACTGAAAAAAATGAAAATAAAGAATAAAATAATAAATAATAAAAGAAGAAAGAATAAGAATAATATGCCACTGTTAGATTTTATTGATGAATCAAAAATTGATTGGAACGGGTTATCATGTAATACATCACCCGAGGCGATTCAAATGTTGGAATCCAATCCAGACAAAATTAACTGGTTCTATTTATCTGCCAATCCAAGCGCAATACATTTGATATTAAACGAGTTTGAAGTAAACCCAGGAAAAATTGATTGGTGTTGGTTATCATGTAATACTGCACCAGAAGCAATAGATTTACTACAAGTTTATCCAGAAAAAATAAATTGGCAAGAATTATCTGCCAATCCAGCGGCAATATATTTAATAATAAAAGAACTTGAAGAGATTAGAAGCAAGGTTGACTGGACTTATTTATGTAGTAATCCAGCTGCCATACATTTAATAAGAAATGCTTTAAAATTATATCCCGAAAAAATTAATTGGAAATGGTTATCAAGTAATAAATCCCCAGAAGCAATATATATTTTGGAACAGTATCCCCAATACATTGACTGGCAAATATTATCAGCAAATCCCGCAGCCATAGATTTAATAACCCAAAAGTGGAAAGAAAATTTAATAGTTTATGATTCCGATTATTTAAATTCGGAAAATCCAAATGTGTTTTATACAGGAACTGGTAAAATTAGTTGGGACTATTTGTGTAGTAATCCAGCCGCAATAGATTTAATACTTGAAAAACAACAGATAATTAATTGGCATTGTTTATCTATGAATCATTCACCAGAAACCATTGATATTTTTAAAAACAATCTAGATAAAATGAAGTGGTTTTATATATCATCTAATCCAAACATATTTTCAGATTCCAATGAATATATATTAAAATAATTTTTTTTAGATTTTAAAAAATAGCACAACATTTAAAAAAAATGATTTATGTTTTTTCACATTACGATAATCACAATGTGAAGAAAGAATGTCTTACGAACGTAAATTGGATCAGATTTATCAGCGATTTGAAGAAGGACTTGCTGCTTTAGCCGAGGAACGAGCTGCTTTGGCTGAAGAACGGGCGGCTTTGGCTCAAGAACGAGCTGCTTTGGCTGAAGAACGGGCTGCTTTGGCTCAAGAACGAGCTGCTTTGGCTGAAGAACGAGCCACACTGGTGCAAAGTAACGAGTATCTTCAAAGAGAATTTGATGCACTCATACAGGAATTCGAATTTCATGCGTCATCCTTAAAAGACAACACTCGATTAAAGCGAAAAATGATTTATTCGTTGAGTGTTCTTGCGGATAGATACGCGGATAGACATAATCAAATCTTCTAATTGTGTTTTGTGTTGTTTTGTTTTGTTCTGTTCTGTTTTGTATTTTGTTTTGTATTTTTGTTTTTATTAACAAAAATTGATTTTTTTTTTAATTATTAAATTTATCATACCACAAAATGCAAAGGGTTTTTCAAAACATAGAAGGAACAGCGTTTTTAGATAAGGGTAATTTCATATATAAAGAACTATTAGAGAAATGTATTATGGATATTGAACCACAATTAGAAGAACGCCCAGAAATAATTATTTTTGGAAAGAAATGTAAACAACAGAGAAATGTCGGCTTCTTTTCAAATGAATCTATTGGATACAGTTATTCAAAAAAAATGATGAAGTCAAAACCTCTATCACAATCTATGAGTGAATTATTACTTGTAACTAATATGATAGTTGGTGCGGACTTTAACGGAATATTAGTGAATAAATACATGAATGGCAATGATTACATTAGCGCTCATAGTGACGATGAAACCGGATTAGATTCGGTGGGGGTTATTTCAATTTCCTATGGTTCCGAAAGAATATTCCGTATCCGTGATAGAGAAACAAAGGAAATTATGTGTGATGAATTAACAACACATTGTAGTATATTACATATGGGAGGTGATTTTCAAAAGTTATATACACACGAAATACCCATCCAAAAAAAAATTAAAGAACCAAGAATTTCATTTACATTTCGTAAACACAATATGTAAAAAAGAAAGTTTTGTTTGTGTTTTGTTTATAAAGTTACCATTTTCGTTTTACAGATATTTTAGTTCCTTGTCCTTTTTTTCTAATATTATTTGGGTCATATTGTTGTCCATCATCATCATCATTTATTTGTTTTGATAAATCCCAAAACTCTTTGGAACCCAATTTGAATTCATTATGATCATCGGCTTTATACCAAAACACTTGATCTTGTAATTTATTTGATTTTGAATTATTATTTATTACCAAACACTCGTAATTTTCCGTGCATTGATCCATTACTTGACAAAATGCTTCAAATGTGGGAAACATACCAGCATAATTATCATAAATACGACGACGATTAGATATATATTGTTCTCTTAAGATAAACACATAATCGATATTTGTTCTTAATGTAGGTGGAATACCCAAAGGATATTGCATTGTTATTAATAACATGATATTCCAATGTCTACCATTCATAAATAATAAACGAACCATTTTATCACGAGCCCAACTATTATCATATAAACAATCATCCAAAATAACAAATGTTCTTGGATCAATATTTGTTTTTTTATATTGTTCCATTTCTTGTTTTATTTGTTTCAACACACCTTTTTGACGTTTTAAAATATTTTCAATAATGACAACATTATATTCATTATGTATAAATAATTTAGGAACCATTTTACCATAAAATCCGTTTCCCTCTTCTGTTCCAGAAATAACTGTTCCAATAGGTATTTCTTGTTGATAATATAAAATATCACGAACTAAAAACGATTTACCAGTATCACGACGCCCAATCAAGACAATGACGGGACCTTTTGAATCATTTGGTTTAAAACTAATTGATTTCATATCAAATCTTTTTAACTGTAGATTCATAATATTATTATTATATTATTAATTTATAAATTTAATTTATATTTGTAACGAATTTAGAAAAATGTAGAAAAGAATTTAGTAAAGCTTTTCTAAATAAGTTAAATATTAATATTATTAATATATTTATTACTCAATGACAATTTCTTTAACTTATAAGAAAAGAAAGAACAAAACTTTATTTAATCATTTACAAAAAAATATTATTAATTTAGCAAATGTGCAAAATTATATTCCTATTTATGAGAAATTTTTTTCATTAAATGACACAAATTGGAATTCCATCAATTTGAATAACAAATGGACAATTGCAGATATAAATAAATTTGAAGATGATAGTGATGATGAAGAAGAAGATGTAAATGTAAATGAAAAAAGCGATGATAATAAAAAAAGTGAAGCTGAAGAAAGTGAATATATTGATAATATATTTTTGTGTAAACTGAAACATATTTCTGATAACGATAAAATTTCAAAAACACAACCTATATTTATTAAAATTGCACCATTATTAGATCCATTTAAATATTTGGTTGGAAAATATAATGTTAATGACCCAAATTTATTTAATTTACCTAGTTTTAATAAAAACGAAAATGTACATCCAAAGATAATCAATCATAATAATGCATCATTTGTTGATGGATTTTTTTCTTATTTATCTAGTCAAGTATTACATGAATATAAATGTGTTAATTGTATTGATTATTATGGTTCTTTTTTAGCCATCAAAAATAATTATAAACTCAATATTATTGATGATTTAGATTATTTAATACAATCTGAATTTTTCAATAAACAACAACAAAAATTATTTCATGTTGAGGATTATTCACATTTAGTTGGTGATTGTAAATTAAAAACATTAAATATATCATCTTCTGTTAAATCAGTATCTTTTAAATCTATCAATGAAGATATATTTGAAAATATCTTTGAACAAAATACAAGTGTTAACGAAAATACTTCTTTAGAATTAATTGACATGACAAAAATAAATACAACATCAAATCAAATATCAAATTCATTAAAAAGTACATCTACATGTTCATCCCGAACATCTCATACATTAGAAGAAAATGTTTTAGAAGAATTAGAAG